CATTAGTCTTTTTCCCAGCATCATTATTTGTTGCTATGATTATTTTATCAATATTGAGCGATATTAAATAAGCGATTTGCTTAGAACTAAAGTCCAGACCAAACGCTACCATGTGATTGTAAATTCCTTGCTCTGAAAGGGCTAGGCTATCACCTATGCCTTCTATTATAATGATTTCTTTTTTTTCTTCTATGCTCTTCACGAAAATATCGTTTTCGTTAGGAATATTTAATGGGTAAATCCATCGACCTTTTCTTCCTAAATGTTTCCATTTCGTAATGGATTTTTTATTATCCCATAGAAGATGTCTTCCGCTGAGACCTATGACTTTTCCGTTATCATCATAAATTGGAAAAGTAAACCGACCGTTCATTTTTCCAGACATTGAAAATCCAGCCTTATAAAGTTCAAGGGTTTGATCTGAAATACCTTTGTTATTATAAAAGCTATAATGAGGAAGTAATGTACCTACATCGTCGTGACTAAAAAATTGTTCTATTTCCATTTTAGGAGCTTTTACTGTTGGGATGAATGAATCATTTTTTTCATCAAGAACTTCAAGCAATTCATTCAATCTATTATCATCTCTACAACTTAACTGTAATAACCTTTTAAATGGTTGGTAAGAAGATCCTTGAACAAAATCTTTCCATATTCCAGTGTCCTTCCATATTTGTAGAGCGGTCTGGTTGTCTCCATCTCTATAAACGGCGGTGCTTTGCCAGTATCTGCCTCTGTCAGATAATTGATATCCTAAATCAATAAGAATCTCTTGAATCTTATCGCTTTTGTCTTCAATCCAATTCAGGTACGTCTTCGGTTCCATTTCCATTTCTAGCTATTGTTCCTGTTGCATTCAATGAATCCACAATATCTCGCAGATCTCCTTTTTCAGTTATACTGAAGTTTTGACATTCTAAATTTACAAAGTTTTTTCGCAGGGTTCCATCTGGCATTTCTATTTGATTGATTGCTCCAGCAATGTCTCTTCCTAAATGCCTAGCTTTAACATTTATTAATTTATGGGTACCAAAATTTCTTTCGTTTTGTAATTCATCTGCTGTCTTATTTCTTAAAATAAACATATGAGATGAAAATTGAGTGATTCTATCTGACAGGGAGACAATGCTTTCATCATCGACGACATTGTTTGCAGTTCGATTTGTTACAATGCCTGATCTGTTAGATTGAACAGATGTTATCATTGATATGCATGGTCCTTCATCTCCTACAATGTCTCTTTGAATACACTTCTTATATTTGTCAACCATTTCACCCACTACTTGCCATTCATTTTTATTGCCAGCATTTTCATTAGTTGTCTTAATATAATCAAAGCTAAAAATTAAAGGATTATTGCGCCCAACTTTGGCATAATAAAATCTTTTTAAAATACTGATCTGAGCGTCAACAGTAAGTCCACCTATGTTATAATAATAAAAGTGTTTGTATTTTTCTTCGATGCTTTTTAAAGCTTTTCTTACTTTGCTTACTATTTCTTTACCTGATTTTCTCCAATTGCCACTTTCAAGCAGCCAAACTGGAACACCTGACATAGCGGCGCATTGTCTGAATATCAATTCTTCTTTACTCATTTCCCCGTTATCAAAATGAAGAACTGGGACTTGATATTTTTCAGAGGTCTTTGTTACAAAATCTATGCAAAATTGAGTTTTACCAACACCTGATCTAGCAACAATTACAGTTATGTTTCCCGGCCTTAATAAAGACCCATACATTTCCTGAAGTTTTGGATGGGGTCCAGAAAATCCGAATTCATCAATTGGATTCTCTCCTCTCTCCTCAATGATTTCTTCCATTGAGTCGAAAATATTTTCTGGTTGATTGCCTCCAGCTTCATAAAGATTTATCTGATCATTATAAAGCTTATCTGCTGCTTCAACGATTGCTTCAAATGAATGAGAAGAATCAGACATCTTCTGCATTACTTTGCTGAGCTCGATACCGCAGCTAGAAATTTCTCTTCTAACTGTGTATTTTTTGAGTTCTCTAGCAACGCTGATTATTGATTCAGCTGAAACTTTTTTAACAGATAAACATTCAACATGGTCGAATGGGTTTAACCCATCATCGAAAGAGATGCCAAGGCTTTTAACTCGTTGAGCGATTACAACTTCATCTATCTTTTCACCATTCTCAATTGCTTGGCGCAGAACAGAAAATAAAGTTCTGTTCATTTTAGACGTTAAGTCTTTTTCGCTTATGAAGGATGCAATGTCAGCATACCTATCTGGATATTTGATTAATCCAGCTAGGAGTTGCGACTCAAGGTCATAAGAGAATATCATTCTATCAATCTACTGCTAACTATCATCAATGTCAACTATTTCTTCGCCACCATTATTGATATCATCAAGATAGTCCTCAAGAGCCTTTCTGAGCCCCATTTGGACTATTGGACTAGCTATCTTGGCGTAAATCAGGGGACAACCTTCTTGATTAACATATGCTACAATAAATCCTTTTGAAGATTCATCAGATGATCCACTAAACTCAAAAAGTTTATTGAAATAGTTTTCTGGAATTTTAAAGCTTTTAAAATTCTCTGAGTTGTTTCCCTTTTTCATTCTATTATAATATTACACCTTGTGACTCGAAAAGCCCTCTATCTATTATATCGTTTTGATAAATAGCTACAAGTATAATGTTATTCATTTCGCAGAACTTTTCTTTATTTTGATCTCTTTTTAATTGATCTAAATATTTAAACCGATTTTGATGAAAAAATTCTACATATTTAGTGTGTTGCTGCCCTTGGACTTCTATTGCTATTTTTTTATTAGCATTATAAAAATCCAAGGACAGTCTTGATCCTACTACTGGAAATTCTTCAAAAACTACATCTTGATCCCAGTATGTTTTAATAAACTTTTTTACAGTAGTCTGAAATTTACTTCTACTACTAGCATTCCAGTCTATTAAATATTTTCTGAGGTTTTTATACCTCTTCTTCTTCCCGTGTATCGTCAGAAGTTCCATCTGTATCGTCAGCTAAAAATGATAAAACATTTTGTTTGATATATCCTATAAAAAACTTTTTAACATCTTCATTATCTGATATTAGAGCTTCTAGTTTAGGCATACCTTGTATTTGATTAGAAAGATCTACTCCAAATCTTTTAGCGTTTTCTACTACATCTTCAGCAAAAGACAACCAAGCGCCTTTTTTGATCACCATATCCCACCCTAGAATGAAATCACTGATTTCTTTTTCAATCCAATTTGATGTTCCATTTTTCCTGCCATATCTAATTGGATATTTTATGACAAGATTAGTTTTTTCATTGGGAGATTTTTTAACTGTTACTTTTACTTGGTGACCTATATAAGGATTTTTTTGAGCATCTGGAGCAGCTTTTTCATCTTGAAGGATTAAATCAGACTTATTTCTAGCTTCAAACTGAAGAATCCAATTAGCGAAATGCAGAAGAGCATTTCCTCCTGTAGCTAAAGTCTGCCTGATTGGTGCTTTGCTGTAAGGGTCTAATTTAATATCATCTCTAACTTGGGAAATAAATATTGCAATGTGCCCTCTTTTTTGAAGCGCTGCTGCGCATTTCTTCATGAACGTACCAGCAACAACTGCTCCACCAGCGACTTTCTGGGATTCTTCAAAAGTCTTGTCTAAATCATCTTTTCTAAGTAAGCCATCTACTGAATCAATAATAAAAAAGTATTTATTCTTCTCTTGGTTTCTGCCAACCAGTTGACGCATAGCATCTACAGCTGTTTCATATATATTCGTTTCAAATACAAAACAAGTTCCTTCTTTCCAGTCTTCAGTGTTAGTTACAAATTTAACTCCTGATCGACTAGCGATTTCTTCTCCTAGTCTACCTTCAGCTTTTATATAAAAGCCTTTTCTATTGTCATTTTCAACATCTAGGAAGTTTTTAAGAAACTGTAAGGCACAACTAGTTTTGCCTCCTTCATTCATTCCTACAAATCTATGCAATCCAGTTCCTAATCCTCCATCAAGAT